GGATGTCAGAAGATTGGACTGTAGTCCCGAAGCGGTGGGGTGTGAAGCAGAAGCCAGAGGCACACCATCAGCACGAATACCATTGACAGCATCAATAGCAACTTGAAGCGGAGCATGTGCAATGTATTCTTCTGTCTGTCGCGCGGAGTACGCCAGTTCTTTCATCATCCTTGACGCAACATCTTCGTAGAGGTTGTCATCTTTTGCTTCGCGGGAGATAGCAACACCAAGACCGTAGCTGGCGTGCGTGACTTGAGTGCGGTAGCCTTCGTTTGGAAAATCAAACTGGACCGGCTCAAGTTCTGGCTGTTGAACCGCAAGTCCCAAGCCAGCACGCTCCGTCATAAATTCTTCGAATGCTTTTTCGGATGACTTGCTGTCGAAGAAATTTGTGTAGATTGGTGCGAGCCTGTCGTAGTCCATGCCGAACAAAGCATGTAGGCCGGGCCAATACTGCGAAGGCTGCAAACTGCGGTCGATGACTTGCATTCGGGCAATCCCCCTTGGTTAGCCCGGATGGGCTGTGCAAGGTACCACTACCATATTTAGTAGGTTCCTGTAAAATAGTACTTGACTTTGTATACACTCAATCCGAAGGATCGCAGATGCAGTTTGAAAGCCCCAAATTCAAGCTTGATCTGGAAGCGCCTGAAGATATCGGCAACCTTGCAGAGAAGCTTGATGAAAGCGACTGTCATTCTCTAGGCGATCACGTCATCGAATTGGTAAAGATAGACGAACGGTCCATGGATGAATGGCTTGGAAAAGCCAATGCTTACCTTGATGAAATAGACAAGGATGGCAACAACCGCATGCCGGGTGCCGGTGAGCAAAGCGGTGGCGGCGAAGATACTATTCCGCCCTCTACATCGCTGACATTATCGTCAGTCATTCAGGCTACGGCGAGGATCACAGGGGCGCTACTTTCAGAACCTGATTTGGTGAAGGCATCCGAACCCGGTGGCGAGCCTTTAGCTGCATGGGTATGCTCGCAACTACGCACGGTAGACCCTGATTGGGTGACCGACACAGACCCGTTGATACTGCACATGGCAGTGACCGGCCTTGGCTGGCGCAAGCGTTGGTTTAACGAACACGAAGGCGAATTTCGCAGTGCGTTTCTAAACGTCAACGAAGTCATCATCAATGCCAACGCCAAGACGCTTGATAGAGTACCGCGTATCACTCACAAAATCCAAAAGTATCCCTACGAAATTCAGCGTTCAATTGAAATGGGACACTGGATCGACTACGAACCAAACTTTGATGACATCGACCCGCAAGAGCCGCAAGAGTTTTATGAAGTTGATATGTGGCTGGACATGGATGGTGATGATTACGACGAACCGTACACCGTAACAGTCAACCTTGAAGATATCCCCTGCATCGTCAAGTGCCTTCCACGCTGGACCAAAAAGACAATCATCAGTTCAAAGGACTATCTGGTATTCCATCCGGTCCGTCGCTACTACGCCTACAAGATGATCCCCGACCCCAAAGGTTCGTTCTTTCCGCGTGGCTTTGGCTGGCTGTTGAACAAGACAGAGCATTCCGCAGACCGCCTGCTAGCTTCGATTGATGACACGGCAAAACTATCCTCTGAAAATGGTGGCATCGCCGCAACCGGCGGCATTGGTCTGCCTGACAAGATTGAACTGAAAGGCAACCGTCTGACTTCCATCAACACAGACGGTCGCCCCATCAACGAAGTCGTATCGTTCTTCCCATCCAAGCAAGTCACACCGGGAATGTTTCAGTCGCTCGACAAGCTGATGACTTTGGGCGACCGTCTGGCTGGTACTCTGAACTTGCTTGAGAATGCCCCGGCTTCCATGACCGCCACGCTGGCGAAAGGCATCATCGACAACGGCGCACAGCAGCACAGCGCAGTCCACCGCCGCATCATTGGAAGCATCACCGAAGAAGTACGCGCGTTCGCAGCCATGGCTGACGCCATGAGTATCTTGCCAAAGAACATTGATCCTAAAGGCACCATAGAAATTACTGCCGATCCCAACATGGCGACAGAACTTCATCGTGGTGCAACGGCGCAAGCTTACCATGACATGCTGCAAATGCCGATGGTATTCAACCCTCATGAGGTTGGACTGCGCTACGCACAAATCATGCGTTTTCCAAATCCTGAAAAGCTGATCGCACCGCCGCCACCCCGCCCAATGGCAACGCCGATGGAGCAAGGTGAAATGGCGTTGGCAATGGAAAAAGAAAAAACTAACCGCATGAAGGCAAATTCACAGTCGGCACTGCAAATGGCGCAAGCCGTCTTGGCGCTATCAAAAGCAGCAGAAGTCCCCGGCAACATCGACTTGATGCGTATGCAGCTTGTGCGGCTTGAGAAAACAATGGAGCAACTAGCTAATGACACGAATAGCGTCGGAAGCGGAAACGCGGGAGTGGCTGACCCATCCGCTGTCGCACCACCTCAAGCAAGCCCTCCAAATCCGCAGGGACCGATTGGTGGGGGAACTCCTGTCCCCGCGCCCGGTGGACCCGATCCGACAGGGGCAGGCGGTAGCCCTCCAATGGGTATGCCAATTGTTGGACCAGCCCCCGGAGCAGCTAATGGAAGCGCTCCGCAAGGAGTGCCGCCCGGACTGACAGGACCGACAGGACCACAAGGACCACAAGGACCAACTCAATGAGCGTCTACGGATTTGAAATTCCTCACCACAAGGTCAAACCGGCCCGCGACTACATTTCAATTCAAATCCCGATGCCGCCGCGCAAGATTGGCAGCATCGTTACGCCGGATATCTGGCGCGAGTACGGACAGCATGCTGTGCAGGCTGGCATCATTCGCGGTATGGGACCGCTTGCCTTCAAGTACAAGGATGCTGAAGGGTTGTTGACGCATGACGCCAAGCTTGGCGATTGGGTCATCATCCGTTGGGGTGCTGGCACGATGTTTCAAGCCACCAAGGGCATTGTCGTATCCGGTGGCTGGCGGTATATTACGACATTCAATGACGTTATCGGTATCATAGCTGCGTCCGACATGCCTGACCCGGCCACACTGGAATGGGAAGAAGGCGACGATGAAAAGCTTGGCATGGTACAAGGTGCGCTGAACCTTGGTCCTGAAACCGGTGTACGCGAACGTACTGTTTACAAAACGGGGTTGGTAGATGGCTGATCTTGAAACGATGTTGAAAAATCAGGTAGCGGCAAACCTGACCTATGCACTCGACAGCGCAACACAGGCTGGTGACATTCAGGCCGCCAGAAAGGCCGCGCAGCAGCTTCAGGAATTTGCCGTGTCAAACAAACAACCTGATGCACCGTCATTTACTAACGCTGACATTCGAACGGCTATCAAAGCCAAAGCATCGTGGTTTGGCATTGATCCACGTCGCAGTGCCAAGGTAGTAGAGTTTGGCAAGAACATGGAACCGCAGAGTTTCAAGAGCGCGGAAGAATTTGCTGACGCGGTTATCGAAGCGGTTGAAGATGAATTTAAGCCTGCTAGGGATGACGAACCTATTGATGACGAACCGGAAGAACCGGAAGAACCGGAAGAAGAAGAACCGGAAAAGAAAGTAGCGCGTAAAAAGACTGACGCACCGTCCAGCAGCGGCGCACGCGCGGTCCCGCGCAAATCATCTGGACCGTGGTCAAAACTGTCGGATGCCCCGAAGGAAATTGCTGAAAACATCAAGCGAGCAACTGACAAGTTCACCCAGAATGCCACCAAGGAAGCCCGCGCAAAGTATATTGCAACCGCTTTGGGTACTGCATACGCAGCAAACCAACGTGCGAAGGGAAAAACCTGATGGGCGCGAACATATGGTTCTGGCTGATCTACGTCATCACACTGGTATTTGGCGTGTGGGGGATGAACCCTTGGCGACCGGCTGGCGCACCATGGGCACCATTCGGTAGCTGGTTCATTTTGTTTCTGTTGATTGGTATCCTTGGGCTGCACGCTTTTGGATCACCCATAAGATAGGATGTTGAGTATGCCCGGTCCCGATGGAATGAGTTTAGGTGCCAACCGCGTTCGCGAAAGCTTCAACCCTAGCGGCACAAGCATGGTTGATAAGATCAAGCGGTACACCGCTGATCTGATTGATCTGTGCGAAGATTTGAAACACCTTGACCCGCGCCTTGCTTCGCTGGCGCAGACTGCATACGAGGAAGCTGCGATGTGGGCTGTGAAGGCTGCTACTACGGAGAAAAAATGATGGTTGGTCCTACCCCTCCGTTCAGCCCGTTCGTTCCAACTGGCGGTCTGTCTGAAAACCTTATTCCAAACCCGCCTGCCGACATACCGGAAGCGCCATCGCTTGATGATCCGCTAGCATCATTGCAAGCCGCCAGCATGCCGCAGGATGTTGCCGACATTATCGCCAACCTGACTTTGAAGCGTGAACTTCCCCTCTACATTCCAGAGCGGGAAAAGCACATGGACAAGTCGTATCACATCATCAACGATACGCCGCAAGAACTGGCGGCGGCAATGCGACAGCATTGGAAACCGTGTACCGATCTGGGCATGATTGCATTGTTCGAAGGTAAGGTTTCCGGCGTAGACAAGACCGGGAAGATCACCAGACCGATGCTGGTGGAGCGCGATATCCGTATCACGCAGGCTTACGACAAGCTGAAGCGCCAGCAACTGCATGACATGTATCAGGGCATGGACCCGCGCAACAAGCAGTTCAACAGCAAGTACGCTGACACGGAAGCTGTCATCAACTCCGGTACGACCAAGGGTCAGTTCAGTGGGCAAGGGTGGAGGATCAAAGTATGAGCAAAAAACCCGCAAAAGGTAAGCCGAAGAAAGTCGTATGGACCCCTGCGATGAAAGCAAAATTAAGAAAGATGAAAGAGAACGCAGCAAAGAAGTAATCAGGCTGGCTGCAACACGTAGTCATTGATACCGAAGCTGTTCACTAGAGCATCAAGGCGGTCAGGCGACCGGCCTATTTCCATCCGTATCTTTTCCTTTGGCGTCATGAACAGTCGCGCCAGTTCGTCGCGCCTGCACCCGCCTGATCCCCATTTATAGGTGGCGCATTCCTCCTGTAGCATTTTGTCGTTGGGCATGTGAACTGAACCTTGCAGCCACATCTGGAACTTGAAGTGAAGTTCTGCCCGCTTGTTGCCGAACTGCACATTGTTGTTGGCACCACTGCCAAAGTTGACAGCTACCACACGGTCAGCTTTGTCGCGCATTCGCAAGCGACAAGCATCTACCAACCCTTTACCCAATCCCCCACTATCAATAAGAATAACATCCATGCCAAAACGTTTATAAGAAGCGACAAGCCAATCTGCTTGTACATTTTGATCTTTGGATTTGATGGCACCCCAAATTCTCTTTCCAACCACGCAACCCTGACGGTCACAAACCCATGGATCGTCGCTGCCGTCACCAGCCGGATCAACCGATATGATCTTGAGCGCACCAATCGAAGGCTCAACTTTTGACAGCATAGCCTGCTGCACCAGCGATGCCGGAAAGAAATCCAGCGTGCTGTCGGTCATGAAGCATTCAGCGTAGGTCGCTGGAAACTCTTGTCGCGTCAGCCGGTGAATGCTGTCAGGCGTGCCGCCGTTCATCACGGCGAGCGTGTAGTTCTCGCGATAGAACCAGTAGATTTGCGCAGGCGACAGCCCGTGTAGCTTTGCATAATCGGCAAACTCGCGCGGCGGTAGCCAACCTTCCGGTGGCTCATGCACGTATTCCGGCATGATGTTCCACGCCAGAAAATGCAGCCGCCAAAGACCTTTATTCTTGTCACGGTGGGCTTGCTCGCACATGTCGAAGAACATGCCGCTGGCACCATTGCCGGTGCTTTCCATGATGATTTCAGTACGGGGGATATCCAGCACCGTTTTCATCAAGCCTGATGACAAGTCCTCGCTGTTATCGAAGAAGGCCGCTTCTGACATGTGCAGCAGATGCGTGTCATCAGACCGGCCAATGTCGCCACCTTCAGCCGATGACACTTTGTAGGTGGATTGCAGCTTGTCGAAGATGACTTCGCGAGCGTTCGATGCGCCTACGGACGGCTGCAATGGTTCTGGTAAGCCGTTATAAAACTCTTTGACTTCCCGGTGGATGTTGCTGGCGCTATCGTTTCGGTGAGCCACCACATGGGCACGTACACCGCGCTGTGTTGCAGTGCGGTGGAAGAAGCGGGCACTGATGTAGGTGGAGACACCCATGCGCCGGGCTTTGGGCACCAGCGACCGCAGATTTCCATGTTCGTCTATCTCCGCTTTCAGGCGGTGGTTCAGGACCGTCTGCGCTGCGTTGATCTTGAATAGCGTCCTCGCCCCACCTTCCCTTGGGCGGATGTACAGATATTTTTCACGGTACCATTCAAAATCCTTCAGCTTGCCGTTGATTTCGGCCCGCCTGTCGGTAGGTGCTAGCCAAGGGTAATTCATGCCGGGATCGCGTAAAGTCTTTTCATGGCGTCCGCCACCGTGGCGGTAACGCCGGGGGCTGGCATCGAAGTCGCCGGATTGATGTACCCCCCAAAGTAAAGACCGGACCCCGGATCAAACCCGGTGATCCCCGTTCCAAGGGTGCCCTGCGTGGCAGCGGGGTTCGCTGGTACGCCAAACATGTTCGACAGGGTTTCCGATATGGTTGGACCCTTGGCGGGCTGTGCAAGCTGCTCTACGGCCTTGTCGATAGGCGAGACTGGTTGAGCCACTACAGCCGGGGGCGGCGGTGGCGTAGGCGTCGGAGTAGGCGTCGGGGTAGGCGTCGGAGTAGGCGTAGGTGTAGGCGTTGGGGTAGGCGTTGGGGTAGGTGTTGGGGTAGGCGTCGGCGTCGGAGTAGGCGTCGGAGTAGGCGTCGGCGTCGGAGTAGGCGTCGGAGTAGGCGTCGGAGTAGGCGTCGGGGTTATTGGTACGGTCTGTACTACTGTCGGCGGCGCTATAGGTATTGTAGGCGGTGCAGGCGGCGGCGCATCCTGTGACTGCGGACCCTTCGCTACGGTGCTGTCAGGCGTAGTCATTGGCAAAGAATTTTTTGCAAGATCAGTCATTACGCTTGGCATCTGGGAAAGTATGGCTGGCACCATCGACAGCGCTTTTCCTATAGCCGTGTTCATCGCATCTTGTTGCGCCGTAGTAGGCGAAGGACCAAACGAGTTCTTTGCTAAATCCGTAATCTGGTTTGCGATATTGTTTGGCAACCCCGTAATTGATTGTCCAAACGGTGACGCATCAAGATCAGTAAGCGCCTTACTGATTACGGGTGCCAACGCACTTTCATTGGCACCAACCCTGTTGCGAGCAACAGGCGCGGTGACAGTGACAGGCGGCAGTGTTTGAGTTTGTAAAAGTGCTGGATTTCTCGCCAACTCCTTGTTGATAGCGTTTTGCTTCGCTATTTCGGCCATCTGTTCAGCCGACAAATTACCGCCACCGCCGCCAGCTTCAGCAACGTTTACGCCAACCGCATCAGCCATTGACGGACTGGACAGGCTAACACCTAAACCAGCTTGTGCAGCCTGCGCGTCGGCATTGCTAGGACCGGCAATAGAACCCGGTCCTTGACCAGTGGCTGGCCCGGTTACGCCGGTAGGTACAGCTTGAGGTGAAGGTTCTGTGACCGTAATTGCTGGCAACGCAGTAGTTTGTTCTGCCAACTGGAATGCCGTCACAGGGTCCATTTCTGCGACTTGAACGTTTTGGTTAGGCGAAGTCACAGGTGCTTGAATGCCAAACAAGCCCAAGCCTTCCATGGCTTGACTTACTTGAGCATCAGTCGGGCCAAGATTGGGCGCGTTGCTGAAACCAAGATTGGCTGTGTCAGTAAAACCAAAAGACGCAGCATCATTGAAACTACCGAAGTTGCCGATGTTGGCGTTGGGACCAAACGAACCGACAGAACCTTCTTGACCGGTGATGCCGCTTGCTAGACCGCTTTGTGCCGCAGCCGCAGCCGCAGCGTCGGCTGCATCACCAAAGCCAACACTGATACCACCGATACCGGCGTCACTTGGCGCACCGGTATCACCAATACCAAGACCCGCAGCCGCAGCAGCCGCAGCACCGTCGCCGGGATCACCACCAGCATCGCCAGCGTCACCAGCATCGCCGCCTTCGCCACCTTCACCACCTTCACCACCTTCACCACCTTCACCACCTTCACCACCCTCGCCGCCTTCGCCGCCGTCATCGCTGCAAAGAAGAAAACTCTCGCCATCAATCAGCGCTTCAAGTCGCGCGAGCGCACTACAAAATGGGAGAAGTCTGAAGTTCATTCCACAGCATCCAGATAAGCGCGAAACAATCTTGGCGTTGCAGTTTTGTAGGTAGACGTGACGCTATCCCACAAAAACACTTGACCTTCGCCAGAATAGGTTGGCGTTGCAGGACAGAACCATATTGTCTTGGCTTGGTTAGCCGTTGGTTGTGCGTTGTTAAAAACGACGCTGATAAGACCGGCCCGATGAAGCGTACTCAAGATCAAATCAAGCGCAGGCATTTCAGCCCTAGCTGCACCATTCGTTTGCTTGCGCCACAACGCTACAAAATCGGTATCCGGTGTGTAGCTCATGATTTCTTCTCCAACGCTTCTATGCGAGCAAGCAAGCTGTCTGTCCCTATCGTTACTGGCGGCGGATCAGTAATTGCACCGGTCGTAATGTTAACGATCTTGCTCGCAAACTTGTCGATAAGCTGGTCCGTTGTGTAGCCGCTGAAGTCACTCAACATTTCGATAACGCGCATGTTGCTTGGAAACAGCATAGTGGGGTCAACTGTCGGTGCTTTAATCACGGTATCCGCTACCGTGAACTTGACACTGGCTAGCTGAAAATTTTTGCCGGAATGTACGTAGTCATACCAATCTTTGCCGTCGCTGGCGCGTTTTGCGAACATCGTATTCTTCGGTACGCCCTCCGGTATCCGATCCGGTACGTAAGCTTCCCACATTCCATGGTCGATGAAACCAGCAAACATACTGCACCTTTATACGTAAGCGACGGTGTACCAGCTTGTACCGTTATACACCTGTAAGTACCGGTAGCGCCACATGGCCGGGATAGGATAGCCCGCAGCCCAATCGCTACCCCAACCAGTTAGAACGCCGCCAGCAACAGGTTCGACCATGACGAAGTGACCGCCTTCCAGAGTAGTATGGTCACCTTGCAAAGCCAGCCGCGCGTCAAACAGACCAACCCCGCCTGATGCGCCTGCCGGTCCCGCAGGGCCAGCCGGGCCAGCAGGGCCGGGAGCGCCCGCAGCACCCGGAGCGCCCGGCGTACCCGGAGCACCCGGAGCGCCAGTTGCACCTGTCGCACCCGGCGTTCCTACTACGCTGCTCCAAATTGGATTTGCACCCGGTCCATTTGTTATCAGACCCTGACCGGCGGTGCCCGGTGCAAGGACTACCCAACTGGAAGCATCGCGATACAGGATGCTGCCTTGCGCGGTACCAAGTTGTTCCAAGAACTTGTTGACTTGAGTGTAGGACGTTGCGGGTACCGGGCTGGCGGGCCACGCACCAGATGCCTTCGGCCCGTAGACACCACCCGGATCATCTAACCTGATAGCGTAATCACCATCTTCGCCAATGTCATTTGTTGGCAACCCCAAGACTGCGAAGATGGCAAGTGTATCGACAGCAGCCAAAGTGATGTAGTTGAAAAACAGTGTCGGTGTAGCAGGACCGTAGGCACCTATTGTTGCGTCCCACAGATACAGCGCACCTTCCGCCGCGTAGCTTGGATGTGCTGTCCTGAACCAAGCCGTGCTTGGCTGGCTGGATGTTGGTGCTATTTCAGAGAACACTACGTTGAGGATACCGGCGCGGCCAAGTGCTGCCACTACGAAATCAAGCCCCGGCATTTCGGCTTTTTCAACGCCGCCTGTAATGGCTCGCCAAAGACCTACAAAATCGGTTGATGGATTGTAGACCATGGTCGTTTCCTTTACGCGATCCGTTGGTAAAGTTCGTGGAAGTAAGTGATGGGCGGATCAATACCGGCGCTCATGGAAGTATATCGGGATACGCACAGCCATGTTCCGGGGTATGGAGCACCGCCAGCATCCAAACCTACAGCAGTACTGCCATTACCAAGTGCAAAAGAACCGATAGCACCGGGTACTAAACTCACAGTACCCGCCGCACCGGGCGCTCCGGGAGCACCGGGCGCT